TGCAACTCGTAGCATATGGCGCACAAGATGTTTATTTAACAGGAAATCCACAAATTACATTCTGGAAAGTTACATACAGAAGACACACCAACTTCGCAATGGAATCTATTGAACAAACTTTCAATGGACAAGCCGACTTCAGTCGCAGAGTTCAATGCACTATTTCCAGAAATGGCGATCTCGCATACAGAACTTACTTACAAGTTACTTTACCAGAAATCGGTCAATCATCATGCAATTCTAGTGAAAACCCTGATTGCCACGCAAGATGGCTTGATTGCCCCGGTGAACAAATAATTTCAACCGTAGAAGTTGAAATTGGTGGTCAAAGAATTGACAGACAATACGGTGACTGGATGCACATCTGGAATCAACTCACCCTAACCGCAGAACAAGAACGTGGTTACCACAAAATGATTGGCCACACCACTCAACTCACCTACTTAACTGACCCACAATACGCCGACGTAGCGTCTGCTTGTGGTGGCGCAGCACCAACCGCTGTATGCGCACCAAGAAACGCACTTCCAGAAACAACTCTTTACGTTCCACTCCAATTCTGGTTCTGCAGAAACCCAGGTCTTGCCCTTCCTTTAATCGCTCTTCAATACCATGAAGTTCGCATTAACATTGAACTCAGACCCATTGACGAATGCCTATTTGCTGTTGTGGGGGTGGATACGAACGTCGACTCCTGGGCCAATACCAAGTTGAACGAACTCAAGGATGGTGGTAAAGTCACTGGCATATCAAATTCGAAGACCGTCCTCGACGCAACTGAAGCTGACCTAATAAATGCCGTCGCGGCCGATGCTAATACAAAATCATTCCTAGGAATTACTTCGAGCGACAATAAATTAGGAACCGTCGGCGCGAAACGTATTGTAACCTTACAAATGCAGGGTGAGCAGAAAGGGTGGGTTGCAGGCAATGATAAACACACCGCTTCATACAACAAATCACTTGTCGCTGCTTCACTATACGTTGACTACATCTTCTTAGACACCGATGAAAGAAGACGCATGGCACAAAACCCACATGAATACCTCATTGAACAACTTCAATTCACCGGTGACGAATCAGTTGGTTCATCAAGCAACAAGATCAAACTTAACTTCAATCACCCATGCAAAGAACTCATCTGGGTTGTCCAACCCGATGAAAATGTCAACTACTGCGCAGCACATGATAAGAATGAACCACTTTGCCACGTCCATGGTGCTCAACCATTCAATTACACCGACGCAATTGACGCTCTTCCACCATCAATTCTTGCTTTCGGCGGTCAACTTTCCACTGGGGCAGGTCCGGGTGACGAATCATCCATCACTCAAAGTGGTCAAGGTGCTAATTCTGTTCTTACCTCAGCACACAGTTTATTTCAAAATCCATGGTCATCTGACCTAACTAATGACGCCGCGGGCGCGACAGGCACCAGCATGCTCGCGGGTCTTGTATTTTCCGATGATGTTGCTTCTTATAATGATGGTAAAACAGCAGGTGTATCCGACGCTGGCACCTTCGTTCTTGCCGAAACTGCCCTCAACATGCACTGCTGGGGTCAAAATCCCGTTGTTACCGCCAAACTTCAACTCAACGGCCAAGACAGATTCTCAGAACGCGAAGGCACCTACTTCGACCTCGTCCAACCATGGCAACACCACACCCGCTCTCCCGACACCGGCATCAATGTCTACTCATTCGCCCTCCGCCCCGAAGAGCACCAACCATCTGGCACCTGCAATATGTCCAGAATCGATAACGCCACACTTCAACTCGTACTCTCATCAGCCGCCATCGGCGTAGACCACACCGCCAAGGTCCGCGTATATGCCGTCAACTACAATGTCCTCCGCGTAATGAGCGGAATGGGTAAAGATTATTCGACTGCCCTGAAAAGCATTCTGCCAACAATATTTGGGATCTATTGTTGGGAAATACAGTTACTCGCCCAATGCATTTATCAAATTATGATAAATGTAATGAGAGATGCTAGTATTTCTTCTTCTATGAAGAAATGCGAAACAGCTTGTTGCTGGAAACCCCA